CGCCTACCATGATGAAATCACCAGCCTTAAACGTCCCGTTAGAGGTCAAGGCAAGCGTTTGTGTGTTTGGTGTAGGCGTACCATTTAAAGTGGCTGTAGTAGCCGTTCCAAGCCTTTGAGTGAACCACGACAACTGACTACTGTTGAACGTAATCGTTTCTGGCAACTGGCGGTCTTTGTTGTCAATCGCCTGAATTATTGCCCGTGCTGTCGGGTAGTACAGAAAGTTGTTAGGCGTGACCGTGAACACCCAAGGCACAGCCGTTAGGTATTGAGCCACAGTAATGAAGCCCGACCTAGCGACTTGTTGACCAACCATGCGGCGGTTGTTCACCGTCATGGATTCCTGATTCTCAAAAATGGTTTGGAAGCTCATGCACGACCCCTGTTAACTGCCAATGATTTGTTGGCATACTGATTAGCCGCCCAAATCGCGTTAGAACTGTTCAGCAACCTGTCTTCAAACGATTTGGTGTCAATGGCATTAATGTAGTTGTTTGTTACGTTGGTGGTGCTTCCCATGTTGCCAAGAGCATGGTTAGGAATGATTGTTCCAGCAGTGCGAGGCACAAAGATTTCAGGGCCACGTTCGCCAACAATACTTGGGCGACCAACAGGAGGATCACCACCATCAGCGAATCCCGGCATTCCCATAACAGCAGCAGGTTGATATGGCGTTGCTCCACCACCAAAAGACGAAAACGCAAAATTCAAAAAGCGCAAAGATGCAGCTTTCATCTGGATTGCAATTAGACTTTGAATAGTGTCACGGGCCAAATCCTTCATGCTCAACTTGCCTGTCTTGACAAATTTGTCAATGGCAGAAGTCATGTTGCCAAATACAGTGTCATACACTTGCTGTGTACGCTGTGCAGACTCTTGCATATTGACAAACATTTTTGCCAATTCTTCTTGACGCTCAAGTTGCGCCATTTCGTAATCGCGCTCAGGGCTACTTTCAGCTTCCTTGCGTTTACGAGCATACTCAAGAGAAATCTGAGCCAACTTTTGCTCAGTTTCTGTTGCGTAAATCATTTGATACTTCAACTCAAGAGACTCTCGTTGAAATTCAAGTTCACGGGTTTGTGCTTGTGACGCAGTACGAGCAGCCGATTTAAGATTGTCTTCAGCAACAAAAGCATCATTAGCTTCTTTTCTTAAACGGTCTTCATCAGCAAATTGCGCCAACATATTGTTTTTGCGAATGTCTCGCAATTTTTCATCACGCTTAAGTTCAATCGTGTAAATTTCAGCATCTAATTGTCTAGCAAGCAAACCACCAAAAGCCTTCTTTTCTTCAGCAGACCTTTTGTCAAACTCAAGACGTTTTTCTCGTATTTCTTTGTCGGCCTCTAGTTCAATTTTTTGTCTCTCGTTTGCGCTTTCTATGTCTATAAGATATTGATTGTTGGCAATTGCTTTTGCAATGGCTAATCTAATTTCTTTTTCTTTTGCAGCGCCACCAGCCCCCGTATAGGCTTTTATGTCTTTTTGGTTTGCTTCTGCCGCTTTAGCTCTTGCTTCAGCAGCATCAAGTGCAGCCATCTCTTTTCTGACAATAGCATTAAGTTCAACTTGAAATGCTTTCAACGCAGACTCTTGTGAGCCTGTCTTCATTCCTTTTGACTGTCTGTCTTCTATTTGCTGTGTAATGTCATTGATCTTTTTCTCAAGCTCTGTGGCTCTTGCAACGCCATCTTCACGGCCTAACCCCAACATGGCATCCCATGCTTTAGATGCAAAGTTAGCAACCCCTTGCCAAGCCTTTTCTAAAGTGCCAAGTTGACGCTGTGTTGATTGCAAGCTTTCATTAAGCAAAGTCGCTTGCAATTTTGCAGACTCTTGCAATTTGCCTTGCTTTTCAAGAGCCTCAATGTTTTTGTATTGCTCAAGCGTCAGGAAATGATATTTGTCGTTCAGTTGCTTTGCAGAACTTGCAGTACCGTCCAACAATGGGATAAGTGTTTCAGCAGCTTTAGCAGCATCAACGCCAGCAATCTTGGAGAATCGCAAAATGACTTCACCAACAGCCTCAATAGATGTCGATGTGTATTTTCCACTTGCAGCCAATTGCTGCATCAAATCCCGTGCGCTTCCAATAGATGCGTTTGTTTTATTAGACAGTACGTTACCAAGATTCAACAGACTTTCGTAAGTTACTCCAGCAAAACCACCAGTCAAAGTCATTGCATCCTTGAACTTGTCCAAGTCATCAATGGCTTTATACAAAGCATAACCAAGTGAACCAAGCGCAATAGACACCGTTCCAAGGCCAACGCTGAATGGGGTGAACAACGATCCGATAGCACGGAACATATTGCCAACGCCACCCATCGTATCTTTCAACTGACCACCCTGTTGCAACGCTGCAATGAACGGGCTTTGTCCAGAAGCAATCTGCGTAAAGAAGTCAGTGGTCTGATAGGTCAGGTTAATTTTCTGCTGCTCGTTCATCTTGAACGTAGCGCCAGCAGCGTTCTTTGCAGACATTGCAACTTTGTCGTAAGCAGCCGCTTGCTGCAACAAACGGTTTTTCATGTCTTGAGTGGCATTCATGAACTTACCAGAGGTAACTTCACGCTGAATCAACTCTACTTTTGTCAGGGCTTTGCCGTAATCTTCTGTGGCATGAACCAATGTTTTTAGCTCACCAGCAGCAGAATTTGTATCTCTGCGAATTGCATTTTTCAGCTTTGCATTCTCAGAAATTGCTTTGTCAATAGACGCAGTAAATTCAGCCGTGTCCAGACCAAGGACAACACCAAGTCGAGCAATGTTTTGTGAGGCCATTATTTTCTCCGGCGTTCCAGTTTTTTGGCGTAGTTAGTTATGCCAACAGCCAAGGCAGATTTTAGTTCAGTCAGCACGTTGTTGACGTTCTCTTGCAGAGCAGGACGCAGAAATGGTTTTGCTCCCCTTTTTGATGTGCCAAATTCATTAGCCAATGACACGGCACTTTTCTTGACAGACACCACGGCAATTGCCCCGTCAGTCTCGTTCACATAGTCACTTCGCTTGTCTTTTTCGCTTGGAATGCGAGCATCAAGACGAATAGTGTCTTTCATGTGAATTGGGTTTTGTGCATCTCTTGGTTTGTCGCCTACTGGAGCGCGAGTCTTGGCGGCATTCAAGACCGACTCCATTGCAACTTTTGCGGCAGGGACAAGCGTGTTTCTAGCAACCAAGTCCCCCCTAAAGCCTTCAGCCATTTCTTTTAGCTGTTGCTCAAACTCAGCAAACCCTTCTAGCTTGACAGATTTGCTTTCAGGAACATAAGCCATGCTACTCTTTCAGGTAAGCCTCCGAACCCGGTCTAGTAGCCAAGAATGCCATCAACTGCTTGCTGGCTTGCTCTTGCTGTTGTTCCTTTGTCAGCGGCGGGACAATGTATTCGTGCGTTGATGGAAGAACATCTTTCATCGTAAACGGTCTTGTTGTCTTCTGTATTTTCGAGTTTAAGTTGCCTGTGGTCAAGGAACTCAAAGCCAGCAAGATAGCTTTGTTTCCCAACATACCGTCAGAGAACATAATCTCGATATTCCGCATATCATCCGCAGGAACATCGTCAGGACACCCACCATGAGCGTAAATATACGCTCTGGCTTGAAGGCGAATGTCCCAAATTAGTTTTTTCGAGAGTCCTTGTAACCGGGCTGAATTGCCTCAGAGATTTTGGCAAGGATTTCCAACTGAACGGTAGTGGGCCACTCAGCTTCAATGTCTTCGTAAGTAATTTCATCAAGCGTCCCATTTACAGGAACCAACAACTTGATGTACTCCACCATTCGGTTTTCCATCTGCAAGATGGTTTGAACCAGTTCTTTAGTAGAGCGACCTTCAACAACTACATCATCTTCCGTCACTACAACACCATCAAAAGTGCCAGTGCGAAAAGATGCTGTCATCTTGTCAAAGCGTTTTTGGAATTCGGTTTGGTCAAACTTCTCAATGCGCTCTTGCATAGCATCAAGCTCTTTTGTCAGCGGAACACGAACTTTGAAGTTGTATCCTGCAAGCTCAAAAGACTTGGTACGCAGATTGGAGATTTCGCCAAAGGCAGATGTGAGTTTTGTCATGGTCGTGTTTTGATAATCTTGTGGTAAATCGACTCGTTCAGATTAAAAGCGTATTCAACAACTTCATCTGGACTCATCTTATCAGCATGATACTTTGCAATCTCATGTGCAAGAGCAATTGCTGTAATCCTCTGTTGAGGAAATCCGAACCAATTTTTAGTTGATTCGGATTGTGCTATCAAGAAGTTTAAAAGGTCATTACTGTCTTTTACTATCATGTCTTGTTACTCTGTTGTATCGACTTCTTCAATGACCACCACAGGAGCAGTCACGTTGTACTTCTTCAGCAAAGCCAAGGCAATGGCTTCGGCTGTGTCGGGTTGAGCAGTGGCCTGTGCAAGCTCACTAGCGTCCACCACCATGCCACGGGCAACAAGATCAATGTCACCGTAGCTGGTCACAATTGCTTCAATTGCGTCAGATAGTTTCATCAGTTGTTCGACCAGCCGTACTGGTTGCCCCGAGGATGAATTGTGAACATACATTTGGCTTCTGCGCCGGGAGCAGCGTCAATCTGGAATTGACCCACGCGACCGTTAAACGCATAAGCGATAGTGTTTGTGCCTTCCACTGCTGCAACCACAAAAGTGCGGTCAACAACACCAGAGTACGCATCTGAACGAATTTGCAACAAGGCTGCGTCAGCAGGGTTCCAAGCAGCCGTGATGGTCATGCTTGTAGGAGCCGCTTGCACAGGAATTTTGTCGCTTTGACGAGAGCCAGCAACACCGAAACTTGCTACAGCATCGTCCATACCAAAGGCAGGAATAGCTTCAACAGGCAGAGCAACACCAGCAGCGCCTGTACCGCCAGCAGAAGTGCCAACAATCGTAGCAACTTGTGCAGACCAAACAGACAGGTTTGCTGTAGTCAAAGGTGTTGGCGTAGCCGCTGATTGCATAAACAGCGATGCGCTAAAACCGGGAAGAACTTTTGCAGGGATAGCCATGATGACTCCTTATGCGTTGTTGGACCAACCGTACTGGTTGCCACGGGGATGGATGGTAAATGTTGCCTTGGCTTCTGCGCCGGGTGCAGAATCAATCTGGAACTGGCCTACACGCCCGTTGAAGGCGTAATAAACGATGTTTGCACCTTCGGTAGCCGAGACAATAAAAGTCCGATCAATCACGCCAGAATAGGCATCAGAACGCATCAACAGCAAGTTGGTATCAGAAGGATTCCATGCGGCAGTAATGGTCATGGAAGTTGGAGCAGCCTGAACGGGGATCTTGTCAGATTGACGCGAACCCGCCACGCTGAAACTAGCCACAGCATCATCTTGACCGAAAGCAGGGATTGCTTCGACAGGAATCAGGTTTCCGCTAACAGCAAGAGGGGACACGCTAGCAACCAAGGACAACTGAGCAATTGTCAAAGGAGTAGGTGTGGCTCCGGGCTGTGCGTACAACGCTGCGCTAAAACCGGGGAGAACTTTGTTTGGTAAAGCCATTTTGAGTATCCTTCAAAAGTTGAACAATTGTCTTGTATTACGCTGGAATGTCAATGGTGCAGTCTAAGAAGATTTGCGCCATTTTTTCCTCATCGTTGTAACTGTT